CTCCATTTAGACCAGTTCCTGCCGTTATGCTTGTAACTGATCCGCTTCCTTTACTGTTGAATGTAGTCCAATCGGCACTATCTAAAAAACCATCAGTTGAGCCGTTGGCTTGTGGTAAGCTGATTGTAGGAGTAGTGCCTCCTGATGATATAATTGGAGCAGTACCACTTACAGAAGTTACAGTTCCTGATCCTGCTCCTGCTGCGACAAAGTAGCCAACAATCCTCCAGTCTCCTCCTCCCTCAGAGATGATCATGCAACAATCTCCGGCAACTACTGTTTTATTAGTTCCTCCTGGAATGATAAGACTTGTGGCATTATAGGTCAAGGTTATGGCAGTTTCAAACATCAAGATAAATCTTGCGCCTGCCGGACAAGTGCCAAAGGAATTAATTGTTATAGGAGGTGTTCCATTTATGTGAATATAATTCCCAGTGGCAGAATTCAAATCAACTGTTGAAGCAGCAGTCAAGGTTGATCCTTGATTCTCAAAGATTGTATTCTCAAGGATAGACTTGTCTTTCTGGGTGACAAAGGATGTAGTTCCATCAGCAAGCCATTCTCTTAAATCAGCAGGAGAAATTAGTTGGCTATTGTTGTCGGGGAAGAGCGTTGCACTCTCGGTGATTAGATTGGCTCTGTTGTAATTAGTAGGCATTAATCTCCAATTTGATAACCATCATCAAAGCCTTCATCAAATGCTGAACCAGTACTGGCCAGTTGGTTGGCTACAATGAGTGTGAACTTTGTCGTACCTCCGGAGGAATCCTCTGGTTGATTAGATGCATTGGTAATGAAACCTTGGATATCTAAACTTCCAGATGTGAGCCTGACTTTCCGGTATTGCTCATCCTGGCTCAAAGTTAAGAAATCGCAGAGACTTTGTGGGTAGGTAAATTCAACGGCTATTGGCTTGAATAAAACATAATCATATTCTGGGTTTAATATGCCTGCATAAATATCTGTATTCTCAAATACCTCAACATCTGATGGAAACTGGATACAAGGTTCTACTGAATTACTTATTGTACTGGAGTAGGTTGTCTGATATTCTCCCACCTGGTATTTAAGCCTTGGATTTACTAACCCATAAGTATGCATACCAAGTACCTTCCACCATCTTCCTGCCACTCTTGCAGGGCTATGGAATATATTGTAAAGGTTATTCATAGGACTGCTTGAATATGTCAAAAGACTGCTTGGCATACTAACAGTACCAGGGAGAAATGTAACCGCCCCAGTCTCTACTGGTATGCGGAAAGGACTTGACTCAACGGCTTCTATTTCCAATTCATATCTATTGAGCCAAACTAAGAATAAGTTGTAGTCATTAGGTCTGTCTGAAGATCCTCCACCATTAGTAAGGCTACTTAACCTTCGACTAAACTCAATGGCATAGCCCTCGGCAATAATATTACTCCTAATATCAAGATTGGCAGTAGAGCCTTCATTCATTGCTCGGTTACTTACAAAGTAATTCCGGTCAGTATGAATAGCCCATGCTCCAGAGATTTGTATGTTCTTCCAAATTGGATTGTATCCAAGTGCAATGTTGTTTACCAACTTGTCCACCTTGGCCATCTGGGTCACTTCTCCAACATTCTCAAAGGTCTGGCTGATTAAGTTTTGATAAAAATACTCCCTTGGCTCAACTCTAATCTTCCACTCTGTGCCAGTCCATTCAAATGCCCATCCAAGGCAGAATATTTTATCCAGTTCATCAAAGGTCTCCTTAAATGATGTCTTTAGCTTAGTCAAATCATCTGGATTCTCTTCGCCTACATTACACCCAATATTGATTTGCTCAATAGTTCTGGCATTACGGATTTTAAGACCATTTGTAAGGAAGTTATTCCAATAGCATCCACCTCCTGATTCGCTGAAGACATCCGAAAGTAGTTTGTTATTACTGCCAGTAAGAATATAAATCTGCCTCTTAAGCCATTGCTCAATGGTCAATCCATTGCAGAATGATGCAAAGTCTCCGGTATTAATTTCTGAAACTGATAGGCATACATTATTCCAAACAACCTTCCATTCAGCCTCGTACCATTGGTCAAGTACTGGGACTGGGAGTGTAACATTATCATCTCTTTTTAAAGTCCCATTAACTCCTATCTCCATTGAGATAAAAGCTTTCTCATCTGGCTGAAGGGTAAATGAGCCAGTAAAATTCCAAACATCGGAAGTGTTTGGTGGATACATTTGGCTATTTCCAGGACTACTTATAAGACTTGTACTTCCAATTGCAACTGAGTACTGAAAAACATCACTACTATTATAAACTGAAAGGATTACATCTGCATTACTACTTGCACTCGTTGTCACATTTAATGGAAATTGAACCCATCCTATTGGAACAGTAAAAATGCCCTGCTTTATTTCTTCAAAAGAAAAGTAAGTTTCTCCGTAAAATGTAAAATCAAATGACCTTGCATACGAAGCATTGTTTTTTATAAATGGACCTCCATAACTCCAAAGAAGTCCAAGTGGGTCAAAAGTTGAGCCAACTGGTTGAACAAAATCTGTATTGTCAAAATAGGTTGGAGCAATGGTTGAATACTTGGTAATGTCCCAACCAAAAGGAGAAGTAAACTCATATTCCCAATTGAGAAGAACCGTACTATTTACTTCTTTCTGGGATGCAGCAGCAGTAAGATACAAGTCCTGCTTGTGCAATCTTATATTCTTATAGGTCAAAGGGTCTATAGCATTGCCATCAAGGTCCTTTAATGTGCTAAGGTCAATTTCCACATCCTGCCGGGCCTTGAACTGCTCCCTGAAATTATCATCAATGATTCCAACGGTTATCTCCCAGGTATCCGTATCACAAACATTATGCTCCTCGTAGATGGCCAGATTTAAGAATCCATTGAACTCCCATGGCGCACCATCGTAATTGACATTTGAGGTTATCTGGATGGCAATCTCAGCATTGATGAAATATAGGTCGTATTGGGCCTTGATAAGTGTGGCTCCCTTTTCGTAAAACTTTAACTCCGTAGAGAATGGTTGGTCAATCCCATGACTCTCCATCCTGATTGCAGTGAACTCCACGGCATCCCAACCGATTGGTTCCTCAACCTCAGTACCATTTAGAAAAAAACTCCATCCTGCCATGCTCCAAAAATAGACAAAAAAAAGACCCTGAATATCAGAGCCTCTTTAATTGTATTTCTAATCCCAATATAACAGTTATCTTAAAGGAAATCTATTGTTCAAGATTTTAGTTGTCCTGCGTTCTGTACGAACAAATTTCTCAAATCCCCTTTCATTCATGTTTATCTGATGGATTGGCAAAGCTTGCAAAATGCCTCCAATCTTATCAAGTTTATTTTCAATCCCATTGTTCGGGGCCACTCTCCTGCCTTCACTTAGTGAATTAGCCCAGAACATTTCCTTCCTGCTTAATGCATGATTCGGGATTACCTGAGATCCTTTAGGGAGGTCAAGTAAGGTAGCAGTCGGTGGAGTGTAGTAAACTTGTCCAGTTGTGGTTACAACTTTTTCTACACCGGCCTCTCCGACAATCGCAGGACCACCTGGGTGAGGGATTCCTTTTGTACCATCTTTGTACGGAGGAACTGGAGGTGGCTGAGACAAGATTGCTCCGATTGCGAATGCTTGGGCAGCAAGTCCGATGGCAGCTACTGGAGCCAGAACCCCGGTGGATATCCATCTTGCAATCTCTGGAGCAGTTTTGAATATTACCTCAGCTACTGCCATGATTTGTCTGGCCTTGAATTGCTTTAGTTCAATCTCATATTCTGCCCTTGCTTTCTCCTGAGCCAACTGGGCCAACTTCTGTTTGTTGCCATCTGCCAATCGGACATCGGCATCGTACTTCATGCCCAAAGCTTCTTTCTGCCTATTTAGATCCGCAATGTATAAGTCTGTGATTTGACTAAAGGCATCGGAGATAACCTCCATTGTCTTTGCAAAGATTTCTAACTTGTACTCAAGTCTTCTGGTCTCTCCATCCTTTATCAGCTTAGTCAACTGGGCATCCAGAAGAACATCCTGAGCAAAAAGTTTTTCATTGATTATCTTCTTTTCAGAAAGAGAAACCCCATCGGCATTAAGTTGCTCCTGAGCAATTGCATGATTCTTTTCTCTTTCAATTCCAATTTGAGTGATTGCTGCCTCTTCGGCAATATCGGCCCTTTTCATATCAGTTTTAGCTAAAGCCTGATTCCTGATGGAGGCAGCCTCTACTACTGTTGACCTAACTTCGAAACTTGCAGCAAGTTCTGCTTCTTTTTCTTTCTGTCTATACTTAGCCCGGATATCGGCAATAGCTTTGCCCCTATCCTCTTCTAATTTCTCAACTACATTGGTATAGTTAAGTTCGATGATTTCTCTTTGGTCTTTACTTAGTCCTTCAACCTTTTTTTCCTTTTTATTAAGGTCTTCTAATGCGTTTATTTTATGATCGTAAAAATCCTTTAAGGTAGCTAATTCATTTTGTTCGTCAGTTTGATTTGCTGCTTTTCGTTTCCGCTTATTATCTTGAATAAGTTTATAAGTTTTATCAAGATAATCTTTCTGGTCAGCATAAGCCTTAAACCATGCCTGCCTCTGGATTTCTTCTTGTTCCTCTATATCCCTTTCATTCTGAGCCTTCCTTTTTACTGCATTGTTTTTAGCAAGTTCAAGATCTTTAAATCTGCGATCCTCATCAATCTTCAACATCTCCTTATTGAAATGGACATTGTTTTGGAGTAGCAAAATATCTTGGTTGGCCCCGGCCTTAGTTTTGGATTTTATTCTATCATCCTCCGCTTTTTTCAAAGCCTCTTGTTGGTCAATAAGAATTTTATAAAGCTTTTCAGCTGCTTTTCTTGCTTCCTCATCAGCAGCAGCCTCTTCTTCTTTTACCTTAGTCAACTCCAATCTTTTCTTTAGCAAGGCATCCAGTTCCCCTTGAGCCTTAGCAGCAGCTAATTCTGCCTTTTCAAATGTATCTCTACTTCCTCTTACAATTTCTTCTTCGATAGTTGATGATACGGCATTAATAAACGGAATATAATTGGCAACTTTAAGTAAAAAAGGGACCATTTCCTCATCTGCCTTTTTAAATGCCTCTGCAGTATCTTTTGCTACTTTGGCCGTTTCAACCTGAGCCTCTTTTTGGATAATGGCTAAATCCAAAGCAGCCTTAGATGCATTTTCATAAGCATTGTATGTATCTGTAAATGCTTTGGCTTGAGCATCCTGAGCAACCTTAGTATTATCTCCAATTAGGTTAGTAATAAAATCCAACCCTTCGGTAAACAATTTTGAAGTGCTATACCAGAATCCAGATGTTGAATTGCCCATTGCAGCCAACATCTCATCCCATGCATTCCCAAGTCTTGTAAAGTTTTTACCAAGTGTATCAATCTTGGCAGACTCCCCGGCTATTTGAGCAATGGCATCTGTAAAGGCAGGAGCAAATTCAGATGACATCAACTTGCCATCCTCAACCAACTTTATCAATTGAGAAGAAGTAACTTTTACTACTCCAGTAACTTTTGCTGCTGCAATCTGGGCAGCCTGCATCGCAATAGGCAACCTTTCCCCAATCTGATGATAAAGTTCCTGAGCAGATACTTTCGTCTTGGACATTAACTGTCCAAAGCCAAAGAATACCAAGGATGCATCTTGAGCAGTCAAACTAAGGGCAGCCATACCCTTTGACAAGTCAAGAAACATTTTTTGTTGGTCTTTGAAAGTAATCCCGGCTCTATTGCCTGCTGCACTCATGGATTTAAAACCTTCGGCAGCTGCCTGCAATGGAAGACCAAGTTGCTTGGCCGTTTCTTCCAGAAACTTAAAGTTGGCAAGTCCTGCACTTACAGATCCAGAGGTAAACTGGATGGCCTTATTAAGGGCCTCAAACTTGATGGTAGTATCTACAAGTTGTTTTGTAAAACTTATTATTGCTTGCACAGAAAAGTATCCGGCAATGGCAGTTCCAACTTGCTTTAAAGAATTACCTAAAATTCCAGTTTGTCTACTTGCATTACTTGTAGCATTAGATATTTGAGTTCCGGCTGCTTGACCTGCCTGACCAGTAGCATTTAACTGGGACTGAAGTCTTTTTAGGTCATTTAGTAGTTGCCTATCCTCCGCAGAAAGCCTATCAAATAAGGCCGTGGCATTCGCCAGGTCTGTGGTGTCAAGGGTGTACTTGATCTTAATCTCATTATTGGAAATCGTTGCCATTTCAAATAGTATTTTGACAAAAGTACGCAAAAAAAAACCCTGCTATCAGCAAGGTAATTAGAGTAAGTATGAGAAAGATGCCTACCTCTTCTTAGGTCTTTTCTTGGCAGTCTTAGCTGATTGCTTAAAGTCCTTGGCAGTCGGAGCAGCCTTAGAACCTACCCTATTCATTTTCTCGCCAGATCCTGCTGCTATTCTTTTTCTCTTAGCATTGATGTTGGCATAAAGTCCCGGTTTCTTCATTTTAATATATGTGTTTTAAAAATTACTTTCTTGATTGTGCCTTTGAACGACTTATCTCCTTTCTCCTATCTGCTATCCACTTATTGTAGAAGAGGTAGTATTCGTAAACTGGCCTTTCGACCATGTATTTATGTCTCTCAGGATTTCCATCTGAGAGTGCAAATCCTTCATCAAATCGCTGTTTGAAGACTCCGGTGACATAACTGAAATAATATGTGTCAGGTCGTTCAGTCTTTCCATTGTTTCCCCTTGTAAATAGGTCGGGAAATTCTGCGTTAATTCTTTCCCAGAGGGCATTAAGGCGAACTCCGGCAGATTCAAAAAAAAACCTTCTACATCATTGCTCCCCATCCAGTGGCGAATCTTCTCATCGTTGTACGGATACTGGTAGTCCAAAGGATTCTCATGCTCATCGAAGTACATAACCGATGCAAGCTTCATTTGTCTTGTTAGGCTAAAGGACATACCAATTTGCTCCTTCAACCTATGAGCCAACACACCAATTTCAAATATCTTCTTGTCCACTTTCTTCTTGTCATCTGTGATGACATGAATAAGGCTATCATTCCAAGCCTGAAGCATGGAAGGATTAATCTGCCACAACTCCTCGGTCATGATATCTCTCGCAGCAATAACCCTCTGGTAAGGAATATTGACCTCAGAGTTAAACCTGAAGTAATGCTTTGCCCCAGAAGTAAAGGCAAAATCAATCTGGTCCCATCTGTCTTTCGGGGCAGTTCCCCGATACACTGGCCTGCCAAAACTATCTACTGGTTTTACTTCTTCAACAACTTCACTCCCAACTTTAGGAATAGATGATTTGCGCCTAATCCAATTAAACATAGGGTTACTGGTAAATTAAAAACGAAAAAAGAGAAATATAAAAACTGCCATGCTCCTGAACAATAAACGCACTCACCTAATGGCTTGGCTATGTTCACTGGCAGTTGCTGAATTTGGGATAAATACCATTTGCCAATCGGATGATCCTCCAGAAGATGGTCCAGAAACAACGACCATAAGGCCACCAGGAGTGCTATCAGTAGGAGGCACAATAATGCAACAACCCCTTCTGCCTTTTCCACATGAAACATCATACATTATCCAAATATGTCAAGAGTACAAATCGAATTATCAGTCGTACCGTAGACCATATCGAACTGAACCGAAGAAGCTGACTGACCATTAACTTGGAAATCAATAACCTCGTTGGTAGCCGGGTCTACATATTCCAAAGTGTATGGTCCTGCATAAGGGTTCATCCACTCTGGAGGGAGAAGGTCCAATGGAACCTCAACAATACCATCCTCAACATCCACAAGATAATTTATCTCAATCCCCGAACCCTTACGAATCCTGAGTCTAATCTCTGGACCTTCGAAAGTCGGGGGGATGTCTATAAACAATTGTTCGCAACATCCGATTATCGGGTCGCAGATTACTATGCTATTCTTGCAACAGTTTGCCATTGAATTTTTGGATGTTGTATTCGCTTGCAATTTCATAAAAATTCGCAAACGAAAAATACCTCCACGCATCTAATGCGTGAGACTTGTCTGGGTTCTTCTGTTTCCATGTATCAAGACTAATCCTGCGATCAACTTTGGCCTCCTTAAAATCCGCAATCAATGCTTGATTCTGCTCAGAGCCAATCTGAATCTTGCACTTTTTGAAAACCAGAGTATCAATAATCCTTGTGTTTAGGTGACTCGGACTACTTCTCATTATCTGCAAGTTCATATCAGGTAGGTTCATAAAATTAGAAATCAATTGATATGCAGACATATTCGCAGTAGTGAAAGCAGACCTTGCTTGTCCTGCTGGGTCTCCGTTGACCACATACCGCATTCCAGGGAACTCCTGCTTAATCATGTTGCACAAATCTCCAAGGTCTCCATGGCGATAGGTCTTGATGACATTGATGGTTCCGTAGTTGTTATGGCCTGGGGCATTCTTGGAAAACTGAATCACCACGCAAGTGTTGGTAATGTTAAAGTCAAAAGTCAGGTATAAGGGATAGTCTGGATGCGCCCTAAGATATCCTTCCACAACATGGATTTTAGGATCGAAGTATTGTACATACAAAGTCTCCCTATCCCAGACTCCCCAGTTCCCATTGGCATAGACATCCCAGTAGGTATAGTCCACTTCCTTGAGGGCCTCCATCCTGATTGGATATTCCTTGTCCAAAAACTTGTAACAGTCTTTGTAGGTGGAATGCATAACCAGTATTTTGTCCTTCTCAACCTCTGGTGGTTTGTCAAAGAACCTTTCCTTTATCCAGTGGCTATCGGAAACTGGGTTAAAGGTCAGGAAGAATCTCTTCTGGTGTTTAGAGATACCCCGAAGTCGAAGAGTTACTTGAATGAAATCTTCCTTGGTCAACTCCGTAGCTTCCTCCACCCAGATGTACTTGGCCTGAGCAAGGGACTTCAGTTTCTCAGGGTTGTCCACACCCATGAAGATAATCTTGTTGGACCTTGACCTGAACTCAAAGATTCCATCGTAAGCCGTGATGAGATCACCAAGGCCCCACTCATAAATCTTATTCTTGAAATCCATGTACACCGAAGTGCGGATGGTAGCTGCAACCTTCCTCAAGACCACATAGGTCTCGTTGTCATTTTCACCATGGCTCAGTAATTCACTTAGGAAAAACTGAATCATGGTCTGACTTTTTCCACTCCCTGCTCCACCGTATAGAATGTTATATATCTTCGGTCTGGTGATGGCCGGTAGATATTTGGCATTCCATAATTCTGGATTGCTAAGATTTAAAGTTGGCATTCAGTTTATAAATCAGAATCCCCATGCCACATTCCATCGGGCATCTGGATGAAATAGTCACAATTGCCATCATCATCAGGCTCAAAGTCAGAATAACTCTGGAGCATATCATGTGGCACAGTATTGAATCTTTTGCACTGCTCAGAGAGTGGGCATAAGTAATTCTTGCACAAACTAATATCACTCATGGTCAAAAGTATTAGTGATTTTCTATAAAATATAGTTGTTGCTCTTGTTTTTGAAGTGGAGTCATTGGGTGATGGTTTAAAGCAATAAAATTTACTTCAAAGTCATCGTGATAATCTTCCATGTCAAACCAATCAGGAATAATAGACTTATCAATCGGCTCTAAATCTACCACACAAATTAAATCCCCTCTGTCAAAGGATTTACGGAAATCAACTCCAGAAATCGTGCAAGGAATAATGGCATAGTCTTTTCCTTCTTTGTATAAGGAATAATCAATATCCATAGACTCAGGGTTTTCTAAAGTCACATAGTATTCACCATCAAATGGATTTTCAATCTCACTTGCAGAAAATACAAACGAGTTTCCGTTTATAGAAACATAATCACAACCTTTTGAACCCTTACTGGATTCCAAGTATTTAATCAAATCATCAATCTTCATCTTCCTCTTGATTTTTAAGTTTTATGGCTTCAGGACTTTCCTGAATTAAACTCTGACTACCACGACCAATTTCAATAATCTCCTCCGCAGGAGGAAGTGGCATAATCACATGAGTGAAGGTTGTCATGATATCGGTCTCCTGCTTTGGCTTCCCATAGGCACGGTCCAATAATAACTCTGCTGCTCTCGTGTCTCCCTTCAGTGCCTTAGCCCGGATAGCCATTAACACGGCCTCCATAGCTGACTTGCCTTCTTTGGTATCTCCCAAGACATTGATTAACAATTCTTTAAGGTCAGGCAATTTCTTTGGTCTTCCTTTAGGATTCCCAGATTGCCCCTTCTTCCATTGGTATTTCCGTACCGGATCAATTTTGTCCATAAATTATTGCTTGAATTTTGCTTAAAATTTAGCTTGCAAAAAAAGGCTTTTTACCCAATACTTTCCCCATTCCTGAGTAATTCTTCCTTCGGGTACTTTTTTACCCACTCTTCAACTATCTCCGTAGCCAACTTTGCACTGGCCACAATCCCACAATATCGAAGGTTTAAGTCCTGAGCAGCAAGCAAAGCTTCAGCCCCTAAAGCAGAGTAATCCAGAAAAGTTTCAGTAAATGGCATAGATGCTGAGTTGAACCCAGGCTTATCCCCATCCAATACAGAGTTTATATGATTTTCATCACTTCCATCCCCGATTAGTAACCGATGAACTCCTCCAAACTCAATCATATCTCCCTTCTTAAAATCCTCATCCACCTCTCTTGTCTCCACAAATGGAATATCCTTTTCAGTATCTGCAAAGACTGGAACATCAATACCCCAATCATCCAGAGGACAGTCATCCCAGTTGTTAGCCAAATCATCCCAGTCCCATTCTCCGAAGCTTGCATTGTCCTTTATGATAAACTCCTTCTGCTTGGCCTCATCCCAATCCACAACCTGAACTGGAACATCCTTCCATCCTGCCTCCTTCATAGCCTTCAACCTCATGTTGCCACCAAGAACCACCATATCATGGTTTACCACTATTGGCCTCACCTCAGCCATCTCAGGAAACTCCTTTAGACTCTTCACCAACTTATAAAACTTCTCATCCCGAATCACCCTTGGGTTATTAGGATTACTCTTGACCTTACCAATCTTTACTCTTTCCATGTTCCTTTTTTTGCAAATAAAATTACAATTACTCAAAATCCATAAGAATTTTCAGGATAGTAACCGATTATAACCGGTTACAAAGTGGTTCAGGGTGGTTCCGAAGGTGGTTCAAGGTGGTTTAAACCAGTTTCATTTTGTACGGTCAATGTCCGTACATTCTTCGTACATTCTTCGTACAATGTCCGTACAATGTATATACATGGACAAAAAAAAGACCGGCTAAGAGCCAGTCCATTTTCCAATTTTAAGAGTAAACCTATACGCAAATCACTAAATCCTTGTAAACTTCTTAGCACGACTCTTCACACTCTTCTTCCCCACACATCCCCAAGCCTGCCTTGACAAATCATTCGGGCATGGACCCTTCTTACATTTCTTTATCCCAGAACTTCTGGCACAATAAGCATCTCCCTTCTTAGTCCCAGGAGCAATCGAATAACCCTTCGCCCCGAACTTAACCGTGCGATCCCCAGACTTTACCGAATACTTCTTCGCTACTGCCATAACTATCTCAGTTGTCTGTAAAAGTCCTTCCTACTCCCTACCTGATGAATCCAACATTGCTCCCGACTCATAATATCATTCCACTTGAAATATTCATTCACGGCCTTCTTCACTCCCTCCCAAGTTGGATAGTCATGGCCCGAAATAACTCCTCCTTCCTTCACTTTCGGATACCAAGCCACTATATCAGCAATCACATTCTCATAGTCATGCGAAGCATCTATAAAAACAAAATCCAAACTCCCATCCTCAAACTCAGAAGCTGCATCAAGACTCTCCATCCGCAAAGCAGTAACAACCTCACTCACTGGTTCAATGTTATTCCAAAACTCCTTCCACAATCCATCCTCATCAAGAATATCCATGCCCTGATGCTCCACACTACCTAACCAAGTATCCACACAAACAACACCAATGTCCTTCCCAGAGTTAATCACCTCAACTCCCAAGTAAACACTGGACCTACCCTTCCAACTCCCTACCTCCACAAACTTGCTCCCACTGGGGAAATACTTAACCGCCCCAGAGTATAACTTCGGATAGGTAAACCAATCCTCGCCAACTGTTTTATAGTAATGCTCCATCTCAATTACATGGTTTTTCTGCCCCTCTTCCTTACCGTAGATGCCTTGGCTTTCCTCGCCACACTCATCCCCATACTCATAGCCTGCCTCTTTGGAGTACCAGATTTCATACTTTTACTCATGGTTGAACCCATAGCTTTCTTCGAATAACCCTTTTTCATCGGCATAGTAGTATCGTTTTGTTTCCACAAATAAAACACTTTTTTAAAAAGCCTTTTTATACCAAACCCATTTTACACTTTTCTAAAAATAGGGGGTAGGGTCTACTTTGTAATAATTGTTTAAATAAGCCTCTCAGGGATTCTCTGGATGCAAATGGTATCAAAGGTCAACTTGGAATAACGGAGGCCGTAGAGGGCCGTTAGAATGCGTGAGAGAGCCGTTGGTTACATTGTTCATAAGGATACTTTTACAAAGGACCGATTTTTCATTTGGTAGAAGATGGAGGGAGGGGGCCCCTGCCATAACACACTATTTGGGGCATGGGGCCTTCTTGCCAAAACTTTTGGCAATTGGCGCAAAGGTCCAAAACCCTACCTTTTTTGGCAAAAGGTCCATTTTTTTACCAGCTTTTTTGGTATCCAAT